TAATATCTCCTTGATTTATAATTTTTGGGTGAGATCTAATTTAAACATGTGTACAGAATATATCAAGTAATCTTTTTATAATTGTTTTCTTGACAGTAAATTCATGTTATGAAAGGGGCAGAAAAAAGAATGAATTATTATAACCTGTCTAATAGTGTTATTGCTTGTGAAAATTATTTACCTAATAATTTAACAGATGATATTTACACAGATTTTCTAAATAGTAGAGGTAATTTTAATACACCCAATTGGGGAAACAGGGGTAAAAGACAAAGCAATTCCTCTGACTGTGAAGCTTTAGATTATTGGATTAGTTACAAAGATAACACAGAATATAATACAAATATAAAAAAATTAATTGAATGGTTTTTACATCAAGGTTTTTCTTCTTACATAGAAAAAAATGGTTGTTCCATGTATAATTTTTTAACTCTTGCAGGCAGAGGAGTAAGAGATTTAGCTTGGGATATTCACGTTATATCTTATAATAATAATGGTTATTATAATTGGCACACCGACTGTAGTAAAAATAATTTATTTACTTTTAATTTAATTTTAAACAAAAGTGATAAATTAATTGGCGGCGATATGATGTTTATGGAAGATGGTGAAATTATTAAGGTTAAAAATAAAAATAATTTTATGGTAGTTTTTCCTTCTTATATACCTCATGCAATTACTCCATTACACACTGTTGATAATAAAAATGTTTCTTTTTTAGAACAAAGATTTAGTGTTCAATTTTGGTTAAGATGGAGGCAAACAGAGGATGAGTAGTTTACCAGCAGCAACGTCAATGTTTGGAAGAATAGTTAAAAGATATGATATGCCTTTAGATGCTATTGATGATTTAAATAATAAATATGAAGAGCATAGAGAACAGTTAGGTTCTTTTGGTTCAAGATTAGCTGGTAGACTTGATTCAGAATTAGAATTTACACATTTAATAGGTAAAACTAAAATAGCTCAAAACATAGTTGATTGTATGAACGATTACATTGAGACATTAGATAAAGTAAATTTGTTCAAAGGAACAACAGAATTAGAGATTTTAAGCTGTTGGATAAATGATATGGTGGAAGGAGAATACAATCCGCCTCACACTCATCATGATAACACTGGTTGGTCTAGTGTCATGTTTTTAAAAGTACCTGAATTTATTAATGATGTGAAAGATCCACATAAATTTAAAGATGGTCAATTAGGTTTTACAGATGTCAATGGTACAAACATGACTTGGATGGAACCTGAAGTAGGGCATTTTTATATCTTTGAAGCAAGACATCAACATTGTGTTATGCCATTTAAAACAAAAATAAAAGGAGAAGTTAGAAGATCAATGTCTTTTAATTTTATACAAAAACATGAATAAAAAAATTACATTTTGTGCAACAAATAAAGAAATGCTTGAAATATGGCCACATCCTAAACCAGCATCAAGATTTATTCCTGATGATTATAAAAAATTAGCGCGACACACTGACGGTAATGTTCACAACCCGACTTTGAAAACATGTATTCCTTTTTTAGATTCAATGACTGCTGGGTATATTATTCCTTTTGATCAAGATTATGTGGTAGATGCAGTAGAAGATGATTTTTCTGTAACCCCAGCAAATAGACAAGCAGAAGATTTTGGTTTTCACAATGAAACACAACTACCTCCCTCTTGGAAAAAAGTAGCAGGAAAAAACGCAGGTAAGTTTCACAATAAATGGTTAATCAAAACACCACCAGGATATAGCTGTTTATTTATTAAACCTATGAATAGATTAGAACCTAGATTTGAAATTATTGCAGGCGTTGTAGATACGGACACTTATATTAATCTAATTAATTTTCCTTTTATTTTACACAAAAAAGACGAACAATTTATAATAAAAAAAGGTGAACCTATGGTTCAAGTTGTTCCTTTTAAAAGAGAGTCATGGAAAATGTGGTCAGGTTTTTATATGGAAAAACTTCATTCAAAAACAATAAATTTAATAAATAGTGAGTGGCTAGATAAATACAAAAGAATGTTTTGGAATAAAAAAAGTTTTAAATAATGCATATAGCTGCAAACATTGACGACTGCGCAATTATAGTTGAAGACTTTTTAAAAAAAAATTATTTTAAAAAAATATCAAATTTTAATTTTACAGATTTAAATTTAATAAGTTCTCACAAAGATTGGGAAAAAAATTTGTACGAAGAAAACGATGAAACAACGATGAATGAAGTTATTCAAACAAAAGATCACATTCTTGAATACGAAAAAGGTAAATTAAAAAAATGTATTGATCCTTTATTTGAAGAACTCATACAGACACTCGTGGATTGTCCTTTTATTCCTTACCAATTAAATTCTATGATTACTTTTAGTTACTATGAATATAAAAAATTTTCAGGAATTAATTGGCATGATGATGGTCATTTTACATTGAGTTATTCTTTTTATATTATGGATGAGTGGTTTTCTAACTGGGGCGGTGAAACATTAATAGATACAAAAAGGGGAATGCCTTTAGCTAGTACACCTAAACCTAACTCAATATTAGCAATTAAAAATGGTATATTACATAAAGTATGTCCTGTCACAGGACCTAAAAAAAGAAAAGTTTTACAAATAAGAAATACGTTTTACGAATAATTAGAGTCGTAATCTACCCAAGTTTTTCCAGCAGCGTTTGTAGTATTATTAGCTTCATCATCAGCAACAGCAGTCTCAAAATCAGCTTGTGCAGCTTCGATTTGACCTTTTCTTGTTTCTGCCCATGTAAGTAAACTAGCAACAGTTGTTGTCCCTACAGCATCACTTGTAGCAGATAAATTAGAATTAGTAGTCATTGATCCTGTTGAAGCATCACAATTTTGTATTTCATTTTGTCCGATAAGATTGTTCCAAATAACAGCATGTATCGTATTTGGAAGCCAAGCATTTACCCATGCATTACCTTTGTCTGCCCAAGCAATATGAAATGAATCATCAACTAAAACATAATCGTTATTTAGAATTACTATTTGTGTTGCCATGTGTATCTCCTAATGCTTTATAATATAGTTAACCACCACAAATGGTGAAAATGAATTTGTTCCTGCCGCAGCAACTGTACCAGTTAAACTTGTTGTAATATTACCAGTTAATGTTCCAGATAAGTTATGACCATGATTGTGACCTGTCCCTGAACCAGCGTTAGTAAAACCTTGTCCACTGTTATACTCAGTACATTGTTTTCGAGCGTTGTGTGGAGAGTTGTGACCACCAACACTGCCAGCACATATATATGCAAAACTAGAAAAAGGACCATTTGAATTTTGAAATACAGGAGTACTACACATTGTATGATAGTGACTCGCTAATTGAGCAGTTGTCAATGACGTATCAGAAATATTTCCTGTCATTGTAACAGATTGAGTACTTGTACTTGTAGCTGCTTGGTTATTAGTTACAGATACCGTTACTGTATTTGCACCACCAGTACCTGCTAAATTATATGTGTTACCATCATAACCTTGTGGCATTTTGCCTTGTAATTGAGGAACGTTAAAAGTTGTTGAACCATCACCAGATCCATAAGTAGTAGAGACAATAGCAAATAATTCTGCGTATGTTGATCTTGATACAGCAGCACCATTACATAATAAATATCCATCTGGAGCCGCAGCTTTTGTCCAAGGCTTGATTGCGCCTACTTCACTTCTGTTTACTATATCTTGTAAGTTAGCCATTAGTCGTTATATTTCAACCTCCATCCATTGTCACTGTTTACATAAACAAGAGCAATGCCCGCACTGTTAGTGCTTATTGTTAAATCTGCAGCAGATCCTTGTATCTTCTCTGAGTTACGTCCTACTGTACAGTTGTTTGTACCAAAAGTTCCCTCAGCGTCAATAATTTTTACTTGATTACCAATCGAAGGAGAGGAAGGTAAAGTTATAGTGACTGCACCGCCAGATGTATCAACAAAAAGATTGTCTCCATCGGAGGCTGTGTAGTTACCAGTTTTAATTGACCAAGCTTCACCTAAACCAGCAAGAGAAAAAATATCATACCAGTTTGTGCCATCAGTAGCTAATAATCTATATTTACCATTTACAACAGTTACAGTGTTTCCTGAAGCACCTAGTCTAGCAGAAATATCAGCACCACCACTAATGTTATTATAAATACCAACAGTTTTTTGTGTAGCTGGGAATTGTAAAGTGTGAGTTGTAGAAACTGTTCCTGTTAAAATTAATTGATTTTGTCTAGCTTCGTTATTTGCTTGAGATTGTGGGCCATCACCGTTTGTTAGTGTGGTTGAAGTTCCTGTAGTAATTGCTTTAGAATAAACACCAGCAATTGCGAACTCAAAAACTTGAGAGAAATTATTGTTCGTAATAGTACCCCAGGTACCCGAATTCTCTCCTGATGTTTGTAGCTCTATTCGTAAGCCAGTTGAATAAGTTGAACTCATTTAATCTCCTAATAAAGTTTTAGTTATTATTTGAAAGTTTGTCAAAACTTTTTTATGCAGCTTGATGAACTTCTGTCCAACTTATGGCTGAGTTAGAATCATCTACAGCGGACCAGAAAGTCCCTTGTAGATCACCTGTACTACTTGTAGCAGAAACTCCAGTAACTGTAAAGCTTACATCTGTACGAATTTGTAATGTTCCAGTGCTTAATGTTGCAGCAACACTTGGTGCTTCATATACACTTGACTGTGAAGCATCTCCTATAGCGGAAGTCATTGAAATACCCGTTAAAGTGACTGTTGCACCAGCAGTTACTACGCCATCTCCAGTTAAAGAAGACATTTGAGTATTAGTGCCATCTACAGTAACAGGAGCTGATCCTGAAATTGTTGGGCTACCTCTTGAGGATGTTAGTGCAATACCTGTTGGTGATACAATAGCATTACCTGTTACAACTTCTGTACCAAGACTTGCTGATAAAGCATTACCAGAAGGAAAAGCTGTTTTACCAATTTGAATTGACACAGTTCCTACAAGCGCATCCATTTCTGGTTCACTTGCTGCTACAATAGTTAGCTGTGAATCTCCTGATATCGAGAATGTTCCAATAGATGATGTTGAACTAACACCAGTTAAAAATACTGATGTGCCTGGTGTGTTTGTAGAAGCCGTTAATCCGACACCTGTAATAGTAGGATTTACAGAAATATTTGTTGTTGGTGAACCAGTTGCTGTTGATCCTTGAACTCCTGTAAGAGCGTAGGATTGAGCAGTTGTATTCCAAAGATTGTCACTCCATCCAATGGTGATACCGCTATCTCCTGCAACACCTCTATCCCAACCTGATTGAAATAAAGTGCTAGCAGTCTCATCACCAAGAGATGCTGTCGTACCTAAACCAGTAACAGTATGAGTTGAAGATCCTGTAACAGTTTCTGTTCCAAGAGCTGATGTGATTGCATTACCTGTTGCGGTTACTTCTGCAACACCAGTGCCTACAGCAGTGCCTACAGTAGAGGTAGTACCTATACCAGTAAGCGTAATGTTACAATCGCCCGTAAGCGTTAGAGAACCTAGAGATGACGTGAGGCCATTACCTGTTGCGTCAACGGGCGCAAAGGTATTCCATGCACCCGAATTCCAGGTTTGTCGACCCCATCCTTGAAGAGAGGCCATGTTTTATCTCCTTATGCGATCCTTAAAATTGCAGCAGTTGCTTCAGCAGCAGGGAATGTAATTGTAAATGTTCCTGAAGTTGAAGTTTTAACTGCACCAAAATCTAATACGCAAACAGATGCATTTGTTGTTAAGCCAGATACAGTTGAACTATTGT